ATTGTGTCCATCCACTGAGCGTGATTAATAGCATCAGCATCATAAATATATTTAATCTTTTCAGCATAATTTCAATAAATTTTTCCTTTGACCTTTTCTAGAGAATCAATCTTTTGATCTAATACTCTAATGTCAGTAAGTAATTTTGTATTAATTATATTTATAGAATCTATTTTATATTCATAGAGTTCTATAATGTGTTCTTTTTCTTTAATAGATTTATTTTCAAAATGAGTAATTAAAGAAGAAATTCCTCAATAAATCATTCCTACAAGAGCAATTCCTGCAATAATAATTCCTACATTAAAAAATAATTTTTTCTCTTTCGCGCTTAAAATCATCGTGTTCTAATTGTTTTTTGTGAAATGCAAGCATTCTCTCTACATCACTTTTTAAATATTCACATTCGTAATTAGTAATATTATTATCGTGATCTATATGAATTAGCATAAGTAATTTTATATTAAATCTTGGATCTATTTTTTGAATCATTCATGCATAAGAAGATAATTGTAAACTATAATGCATAAAATTACAATCATCCAGATTATTGAGTGGATACTTCAATTTTTGTGATCTTCTTAATTTACTATCAAAATAAGATTTAGTATCAATTTTTTGATTACTTTTATAATCAAGTATATAAACATCAAAGCCATCAATTATTATTAAATCTGCTTGTCCTGCTAATCTAAGTTTACCATCTTCTGATACTCTACTTAGTAATAATTCTGGATATACAGCTCTATCTCCAACCTTAATTTTATTTGATATATCTGTTTTAAAAGAACCACCTAAATTTAATAATTGTAATTCTTGAGTATTACCTTCTAAGTGACCATCTTCCATTTTCTTATGAATGGCAGTTCCTCTTAAACAAGAAGCAGTTCTTTTAATGTCCCATTCTTCTAATATAGAAGCTGCTTCTTCTTGGACCTCTTCATTAGTTAATTCATAGCCTTCTAAATACTCTGGAAGATACTTTTTCTTATCCAAAAGAAGCTGTTTAATATACGAAGCTGGACCTCTTTTGTCTTTAGCAACTCCATTAATTTTTTGCTTACCTATAACTGGTCCATCAAATTGATCTTCTCCTAAGAGTCTTTGTACTGCTTTGTATCTACTCCAAAACTCTTCATCAAATACAGTGAATTGATGAATCAGTGTTGTTACCGAAATACAGGATTGATTTGATTTTTTTATCCAATATTTGTGTAATAAATCATTATAGTTAACTATATCATTTTCTTTATCTATAGATAGTGATTCATAATCAACTTCTTTTACCATGCTCATATTTTACCATTTCTTTTCTTGTCTATATCTAATTTTTTAATCAGTTGATTGAAAACTCAAAAACTAAAGTCGGATTCTATCCAGGCTTTTCAATTTTACATTTAATTTTTCAACTTTAGCAAAGATATCAATAAATTTCGATATAAAACCTATTATTCTAATAAACATTAAGTTTGATAATTTATTAATTATTCTTTATTAAATTCTACTCTAAACAAAGAAAGGAGACAGAATATCTGCCTCCTGAGTTATTATATATTATGATTTCTTAAAAGTGTTAATATAGGAGGAATGATTGGATTTCTTACACAATCTTCATCCACAAATTCAATTGTTTTAATTATATCAGAATCAGAAAAAATAGTTATGATTGTTTCTAAGCAAGACTCTTCTTCATATTTTCTATCTATCTGTTCTGTATCTCCTAGGAAAATATATTTAGAATTCTCCCCTATTCTTGTCATAATAGTTTTAAATGTATGTTTATCTATATTTTGGGCTTCATCAATTATTACTATTGAATCATCTATTGATAATCCTCTGATAAAAGCTAAAGGTAAAATTTGTAAAACATTCTTATCCATTAGTCCTCTTGCTGATCCTTCTCCACATATTTTATCTATGTTCCAAACATAGGACATCATAAATGGTTCCATCTTTTCTTCCATTCCTCCTTTAAGAAATCCTATTTCCTCGCCCGGCAAAGTTGTTACCGACTTAACCAGTATGAGTTTTTTATAGGTTTTACCTAATAAATTTAACGCAGTAGCTAATGTAACATATGTTTTTCCAGTTCCTGGAACTCCTTTTGCAATTACTACTTCATTATTTTCAATTAGTTGTACTAACTGAGCTTGTTTTTTGTTTCTAGGTCTAAAGTTTTCTACTAAAGATGCCTGTTTTTCTGGTAATCTGTTGTGCTGTTTGCCTCGCATAAACATTAATTAGGGTTTGAAAATAAAAAAGCTCACTATAAAAATAATGAGCTTGTACTTAATCATGTGAGTTATTTGATGCTTGAATGCACTCTATAGTTATCATTCCTCTGTGTCACATGTTTGTACAATATTGTTACCATTTAGGTTTTAATCTATTGTAGTTTTTTACTACATCCCCAAGTAACTCTGGGGCAAATTCTTTTAAAGTAGATTTTATAAAGTCTTTAGATGGATTTCCTAATTTTAATTGGATTGCTCCATAGGATAAACCTTCTTTTCTTAATTCTACTATTTTTTCCTGAAGTTCTGACATATTATTCAATGTAATTATCCCAATAGTTGCCATACTTATCAAAGTATCTTAAATCTCTAGTTGGTATGCAGAATTCTACATTCCAGTTTGGTGGTGCTATAGTACCTTTTGGTGCATCAGCTTTAATAAGTAAATTAACTATTTCAGTATTATCTACATTTAATCTTAAGTAATGATCTATTCTTATGATATCATTATCAGGGTGTACTTTTCCAAACATATTCATTTTAATTTAAATGTAAGAGCACTCTCGGTAGGACTCGAACCCACACCTATTAGTTTTGAAGACTAATGTGCTACCATTACACTACGAGAGTATTTTTTAATTTAAAAACTCATCTATCTCAATAAGTAGAGTTTCCATATCTACAGTTTCCAGACTACATTTGTAATATTTGCCTGGAGTGTTCATTCGTGGATCATCGAAGGCTTCAACTTCCGTGGATGAGAATCTAATTGTCCAGTTTTCTTTATGCCATTCGTTTGGTCTGCTCCATTGTTTATAGTTATGTTTTAACAATAATTCGTTCATAGAGTGATTTTAATTTTATAGTACAAAGATACTAAGAATTTTAGTACAAAAAACATAAATTGTATTTATTTATTGAAAATTATTTTTAGAAGTATTTAAATTTAGATTTTTTATATTCTAATAATTTAATCTTCATATAATTAATGTAGAAATATCTATAAGGAGTATCAATAAAAAAGTTTTATCATTGTATATTTTTTTAAAAAACTTATTGTATCTTTGCATTGAATTATAATAACTAAGTAAAATTTATAAAATGGGGTTATACAGAATAACGTTTAAAGAATGGTTAGTAAGAAGTTATTTAAATCTATTGGGTTGGGGTAGATATACTATCAATAAGACCGAGACAAGAGAACTTGAAGTTCCTAAGGAATATGAATTAGTTTTCTCTGAAGATTTTAAAAATAACTATTATTCTCGCTGATACAACTCAGCAATAATATGAGAACAACCTTATCATCCAGAATTATTAGATCAATGATATGATAAAGATCAAGTGCAATTAACAAGAGATGGTATCTCGTTAGGAGCTATAGAAAAACCAAAATATTTCGCAGAGATTGGAGTAACTATACCAAATGCAGTAGCTAGATTAAAAACTAAAGAATCCTGAAAGTATGGAATTTTTGTGTTTAAAGCCAAATTACCAAAAGGTAAACACCTATGACCAGCTTTATGATTATCAGGTAGTAAGAATTGACCACCAGAAATAGATGTCTTAGAAGGATATTCAGGAGACACTATAGATTACTACAAAAATACTAGATTGCAATCTAATGTGCATATGAAACTTAATGGTAAACATGCAATGGTTAGAGCAGTAAATCATCCAGTAACTAAAGAAGTTACTAATGAGTTTTTAGAATACATAGTATGATGAGAAAAAGATTTTATAAGATTTTATTATGACGGATATTTAGTAAGAGAAATTACTGATAAACTTGTTTTAAATCTTATGAATGAAGAACAAATAATTATATTGAATAGTGCTATTCAGCCAGGATTTAATAAGGATAACATAACTCCATTTGTTATTAAAAAAGTAGAAGTTTATCAAAAATAAAATATGAAATACATACCTAAATATCAAAAAGGAACACAAGCATCTCCAATAAATAAAGGACCAATTTTAGATCCTGAACTCTGGGTCACAGATCCTAAGAGAGTTAAGACTCCTTTAGAAATTTTAGGAGTTAGTAATTTATCTGCATTTCCAGAAATTAAAGCCCAACAATTAATTGAGAAGCATGAAGCATTTCGACCTACAAAATATAAACCTACAAGAAAAGATAGGTGAACTATAGGATATGGATTAACAGAAAAGAAATATCTTAAGAAAGGCAGAATGACTGAATCAGAAGCTTCATTAGGAGTAAGTGAATATATCAAAAAGAATATTCTTCCTTCTTTAACTGCAAAGCCATATTATAAAAATTTAAGTTCTTCACAAAAAGTTGCTCTCATTGATTTGCATTTTAATATAGGCCAAACTAAGTTTGATAAAAGTGCTAAATTACAAGAAGCACTTACTAAAGGAGATTGACAATCAGCCATGAAAGAAATGGATCATGGAATGAATAATCCTGATACTCCTGGACTTATAAAAAGAAGATTAGAAGAGCAAGAATTATTTTCTGATTATAATCCCCATTTTAGAAAACAAAAAAATGGTGGTGAAATACTTAAAGGACAACGTGGATTTTTAGTATCTAAAGTTCCTACTAGTAAATTCAAACCTATAAAAGATATGACTGTATCTGATTGAGAAAAAGCTAATGCAATTATTAGTGGCTTATCCACTGCTGCCAGTCTTAGTGGGTTTTTAGCTCCAGTAGCAGTGCCAATAAGACTTGCGTCTGGTGCAGTAGGAGCCGGAATTGATTTTTATCAAGCTCAAGATTATTTTAGAAAAGGAGATTATAAAAGAGGTACATATAATTTACTTACTGGTGGATTAGATCTTTATGCTGGAACAGGTGCAAAATATTTAACAAATACACATTCTGATGAAGTAGCTGGTTTGGTTGGGGCAACATTAGATATAGGTGATTTAACTAATTTTCAAGATATAGTTATTGGTCCTACAAAGACTGAACCAATAGCTAATACCTCTAAAGGAGCCGGTCATTCTAATCCATTTTATCCTAAATGAAAAAAGAATTTAGATAAATAAATATTAATAAATAAATACGTACTAATAATGGCATGTAAAACTAAACCTGCTGGTAAACCAGCACCTAAACCTAAGAAACCTAAAAAATAAGGTAAGTATAAGGCAAAAAAAAATAGCCGGACTCTTGATTGAGTTCGGCTATTTTTGTTTCTAGTCTTTAAATAGAATCTTCATTTCTTCTATTATTTTTTCTTCTAATGTTTTATCAAGTACATATGTTACATCTGAATTTGCAGTAAGATTTACTGTTGAGTTAGTAGTAGCAGCAAATTGAATAGTACCAGTAGTTCCATCAGTTTTATTAATTACAACTCCATTTATATAAGAATAAGGATAAGGATTTGAATATATAAGTGAAGGATAATATATATATGGAGTGTGTATATACTCTGTTGTTACTATCTTTTCAAATTCAATTTCCCAATTATCATCTATTCCTAAAGCATCTAAAGTATCAACTAATTCTCCTACCTTTAATTTATGTGAAGAAAAGATTGTTACTGTTTTTTTGTCTGTGTTAATTCCTATTTGCATATTATTTATGTTTGTTAATAGTTTCCATTAATTTTACTTTGGAAACTGCTCCTACTATTTTATCTACTAATACATCATCTTTAAATAAAAGTAATGTTGGAACATTTCTAACAGCATATTGTTCAATACGCACATCGTCTGAGTCAACATCTATTTTTTCGAATGTTACATAATCAACAGTTTCTTGAACGTTAACTATTATTGGTCCTAATTTTTTACATGGCAAACATCAGTCTGCATAAAAATCTAGTATTTTAATCATATTAATTTAGTTTGTGTTAATTTTGACAAGGATTGGCAAGTAAATCTCCCACCTCAATCCTTGTATTGAAATTTGTGTGTAATAATATCTCACCAAAGAATACATTATTCAAATTACTAATAACCTCTTCCTCTGTGGCATAGAATATATTTTTTTCTGCTGTACTTATAGTAGTAAATACTACATTAGTAACATTAGTTTCTTCTGATGTAACAAGATATTGCATATAAATTTTAAAAGTATCATCTATTATTGAATATTCTACATTAGAATTTACACTTACAATCTTAGGTACATTATTTTTCTTTAAAAGATTATTAATAACTTTAATTAAATAATGTACTTCACTAGAGATTATTTGTTCAGTATAACTCATTACTTCTTTTTTATCTTGATTTCTATGTCCTGATAAGTAAAATCTAATTTTTCCATTTCTTCTTGTTTCTTCTCACTCATTTCTGGATTAACAAATAATGATAAATCAGCGTATGATCTAGTTACTTCTGCAATTTCTAAATCATATTCATCAGCAAGTATCTTTCTAACATATACTAGTATTTCTTCATTAGTGGTAAACAATGCATCATCTTCATTATCAAACATATAGTTGATAGTATTGCTTAAATAATAGGGTTTATTTTCTTTATAGGAGTTAACTAAATCTCTTAGTACCCATTCTCCTACTGCTCCAACAGCTACTTCACGTGTGAACATTGTGTAATATTTAATTATTTTAATTCTAATCTATTTTCAATATTTTCTATAATATGGACTTTATTTCCTGCTATTTCATATGAACCATCTTTAAGTGGCGTTCAAAGTTGTAATCAATCCTTTATATATAATTTTACTATTGGTGTTATATAAAGCTCATAAATATTTCCAACAGGCTTTTTCGCATTTTCATTAGCTGAGTTTAATAATTCAGATACTATTCTATATGCATAATGTATTCCATCCTGATGAGCATCTTCTAATCTATTCTGCCAATTTTCTATATCTTCCTTAATTATCATTTTAATTTGATTTATTCATTATAATTCACCCCAATTAAATTCTTCTCCAAATTCATCTTCTTTATCAAATTGATTAGGTTTGAATCTTTCTACTTGTCCTGCTTCATTCCAAGACAAAGGACGTACTGTACCTAGATACATTTTATAATCAGGATTATGATACATAAAAATTGGAACCTCAATCCATGCCTTTTTCATATTACCAAATGGATCATCCATAGTGGATAATCCTAATGCTTTTGCTTGTTCTTTTGTCATTATAATTCTATTTCTTCTGACTGAGCTAAATCAATGCTTGTTGCTTTTAAGTATTTCTTAACCATGTCTAATTCATATTTCATTCTATTAATCTCTATTTGCTGTTGAGCAATAATAATATCGTGTTGTTCAATTTTACAAAGCACAAATTGTCCGAATTTTGGTAAGTTAAATTCTAATGCCTCACATGAATTACCTTCGATATCTGTAGTTAATCTTTTACTAATAAAGTTATTATCTATTAATTCAGATACTCTCCTATAAATAGTTGATTCTGAAATTCCAGTTTTCTCTGAAAGTTCTTTATCATTATAAGTAGTCTTTGCTATTCCTGTATTTTTATCTACGTAAAGATGCTGTTGAACTGCAATCATAAAAGCTTTCTGTTGTGATGTTAGATTTTTATTCTTAAGAAACTCATAATCATACATTTCAAATTTCTCTGACTTAGTATTGAATTTATAAGAATTACATTTACCAGTTTTAATTTTTTCAATATCACCACTTTCTTCTAAGCGCTTGAGTGAATTTACTATTCCCTGATTTGACATTTCACAATCCTGCGCTAATCTAGCTATACTCACCATAGCTGTTTTACTATGACTATTCATATATTTCTTAAGTTGAGCATAAGTATTAAGATCATTATATTCTTTTCTTACTGCTCTACCATCTTTTTTTAAATCTGGGAAGGAAATCGAGTTTGGCACTTGTACGTGCTGATTTTTACTATGCTCCATATTGAAATTTTTATACTACAAAGGTACGCAAAATTGTTCAAACAAATTGTATAAAATATGTTAAAATTTGTTAAAATTAAAAATATCAAATTCTGCTATATCTACGTCAAATTTAGTATGAAAAAAGTCAAAAATGGTATGTCACCAAGTCAGATTTAGTATGATTTTCGTCAGATTTAGTAACATACTATACTTAATATATACTTAATAATTTACTATATATAATATCCCCTGCGGCCTGGAGCACCTTTCATAATA